CAGGCGGTGCAGGCAGGGCAATGGGTAAGTTAGCTGACACTGCGGCATCAGTGATGGGAAAGAAGAAAAAGAAGCCATCACCGGGTATCGGTCCATCGATGGTTTCGTAAACGCCCGAAGGGCGACGTGCGGCTACAAGAAATGGATATAATTATCCCTCAATCTACTAAACGGAACCCAAATGAATGGAAGCCAGAGCCCAAGCAAAGCCTTTTCCTTTCAGTTCCGACTAGTATTAAGGAAGCCGTATACGGAGGGGGAGCAGGTAGCGGAAAGTCAGATGTACTGTTACTTTACGGGATCGTACATCGATGGCATGAGCATCCTAAATTCAAGCAAGTGTTCATGCGGAGGACATTCCCTGAACTACGCAATGAAATCATTCCCCGATCTAGAGAATTGTATCGACGATTTGGGGCAACACTTAACAAGACAGAGATGTGCTGGACTTTTCCACGCGAAGATCAGTATGGAACTGGAACTTCCACCAAATATGGTCCTTCTAACGACGGATCTATGATCTTTCTCGGGCACTGTGAGAATGAAGATGACGTGCATAAATACGACTCAATGCAAATCAATCTATACACGCCTGATGAGCTCACTTCCATCACTGAATGGATCTACCTCTATATTGGATTTCAGCGCGTTAGATCTCCAGTGCCAGAATTGCCCTCTATCATACGAGCGGCTGGGATGCCTGGAGGAATTGGGCATACGTGGGTATTCAAACGGTTCATTAAACCATTCCCTAAAGGTGGAAAAATCATCGTTGGGCGTGGAGGAAACAAAAGAATCTACATTCACTCAACCCTAGAGGACAATCAATACGTCGATCCCACGTACAAACAGTCACTTCAAGGCATTACAATCGAGGCAGAACGTAAAGCTAAGTTAGCTGGTGACTGGGATGCGTATCAGGGGCAGGTATTCGATGAGTTTCGTGACCATAAGTTTGAAGATGAGCCAGACAATGCAATGCATGTGGTCGAACCATTCATCATTCCTGCGTGGTGGCCGCGCATAGTAATAGGTGACTGGGGATTCGCCGCCATGACATGGATTGGCTACGCGGCAATCAGTCCAAACAAGCGCGTGTACATCTATCGTGAACAGACATGGGTGAAAACGAAGATCGCTGAATGGGCTCCGCATGTCAAACTCTACATCGACAAAGAAAACCCACGTCTTATTAGATTTTGCAAGAGTGCTGGACAGGATAGAGGTCAAGAACAAACCATCCAACAGCAAATCGAGGATGAACTCGGAGTTTCGATTGAACTTAGTAACAATACGCCTGGTTCAAGGATCGCAGGAAAGCTACTAATCCATGAATACCTCCGATGGCATCCAAAAGATGTGAATGAATCAGAGATTCCGATATACAACGAAGAGTATGCGATGTGGATCTTAAGGAATAGGGGCATGAGTGAGTACAATTCATACCTCAATTCGTTCAGACCACAAGAGCCTGAATTGAATTTGCCGAAGCTACAGATCTTCGCGGGCGCGTGTCCTCTTCTAGTCGAGGCAATCAAGGCATGTAGTTATGATAAGCCGAAGGGAAACAAACCAGCAGAGGATATCGCAGAGTTTGAAGGTGACGATCCCATCGATGGGCTTCGTTATCTGGTAGATGCAGCCGCCGGTTATTTCGACGAGTCGAACGAAGAGTTTAAGCGTATTCAGAAACAGGAAGTTCTTGTACAGAAACTCAATACATCGAATGATTGGACTGGATTCTATCGGAATATGGCGCGCACGGAGTCAGAATCCGAAGAATACATCAAGCCAATCTCAAGGTATCGACACTAGCCATGCCTAGTTGGCCTAAGAGTATACCATATGGATTGTCTCCCACGTTTACGCGGGAACACGTTCATGAATTATTGAATAGTGTACTGAAGAAACCATTAGAACCATCGATTACTGATAAATTACTATTCAGATCACCAGTTCAACGAAAGCCAAACGTTTCATTGGAAGGATTTGACAATCCTTACCAACAAGTAGCATTACAAGATATTATCAGTCAGTATCCTGAGGCAATTAGTAGAATTCGAAATATTACATTAGGTGGATTAGATAATAGACTAGATACTGTACAGGGAACTTACCATCCCATGACTGGTAATATCAAAACAAGGGGAGGCTGGGATAAACCGTCGAATTATAGATTTCCACATGAACAATCAATGGGAATTCTTCGACACGAGTTATCTCATGCAATGGGATTGAAGGATACGGGTCCATCTCCTAATGCATACGACATAAGTAATTTGTCTGATCTCCTTTATTTGGACGGACCAACAGGTGACGTAGAATTACCCTCCGAACCTAAGGGATTAGGACCATCTAGTAAAGTGAAGATTAGAAAATGATAAAGAGAATTCTAGAGAAGTGGTTTGGGTTGTCGCCTGACGTATGTGAAACGTGTGAGATCCTACGCTTCCAGCTCGAAGAGAGCAATAGAGAGCGTAAGGAGTTACTCCACAAATTGCTTAATAAGGATGAGCCCAAACCACCCGTATTTTCAGAAGATGAGTTGAAGCCAGTTCAGAGTCAATTCATTCCTTGGCGCGTAAGACAGCAAATGTTGGAAGCTGAGGATAGACAGAAAGCGCGTCTACTAAACGATAAGGCTAAAGAAATCGCTGAATTAGAGAAGCAAGTAGGCATTTCAGAAGAGGTGGCAGGATGATCACTCTCATAATCGGGCTAGTGATTCTTGGCGTAGCACTCTATCTGCTAGAGACGTATATTCCGATGAGTCCCCCGATTAAGATGGTTATTCGGGTGGTCATCGTTCTAGTTCTTGTAGTCTGGCTCTTAAGATTCTTTGGCATTACAGACGCGACCTTCCGTTAACAGATAGATAGGATAGAACAATGGGCTTCAAGAACGTAATGAAGAATATCGGCAAGGTTGCACTGAAAGCTGCACCTATTGCCGCATCATTCATTCCCGGAGTAGGCCCATTAGCTTCGATGGCTATCGGGGCAGCTAGTAGTGCTGCGGATAGGAAACTATCTGGTGGTAGCTGGAAAGACGCGGGATTAGCTGGTGCAATGGGCGGGGCATCAGGATATCTCAGTGGTGGCGTTAAAGGACTCAGTCCAGGACGCAAGGTATTGAGTGCAGGATTGGCGGCACCAGGAATTCTAGCTGGCATGGGTGGATCTAGTGGTGGAGGTCAGCAACAACAGCAACAGGCTCCAGCACAGAATAGAGGTCAGGCTAGAGGTCCAGCTAACGCAGGTATGGGTGCGCGTATGGGTGCAGCCGGTGCGCGTATGGGACCAGGTGGTATGCGTCGAATGGGCGGTGGAATAGGTCCATCAGGTGGATTCGATCCATATTACAACGCATCACTTCCGGGCACTGCTGGACCATCATTCGGTAACGATCCATCAGGAATAATCAATCGTCGTAATCCCACAATGAATCCTGATGCTGAATTCGTTCAGGGTGGACGAACTGGTGGATGGATTGATGGTATTGGTGAAACGATTGGTCAAGGTCGTAGCATCACTCCTGCTCAGTATCAGGCTCAAATAGCTCAGGCCCAACAGGCAGGCATACCACAATCATGGATTCAGGGATATCTTCAGGCCAATCCTGGAGATTCAAATCGGTTACTTGAAGCGTATTCTAGTGAAGATGGTGGCAAGTATGCGGGCCAAATGCAGGGAGCTATGCAGACTCCATGGCAGCAATTTGAGGGTCAAACTCCACAGATGCCTATGCCACAATACGGTGGTGGCATGGAACAGATGCCACGAATGATTCCTGGTAATGGTGGCCGAATGATGATGGGCCGCAGATCAGCTACTCAGGGTAGAATGGGTGCTGGTGGTCTTGGTCCGTCGATGCCTCAGTAGAGTATTGAAATGGAAAAAGAATTAAGTGAAGAGACTAAGAAGTTACTAAAGCAAATCGTCGATCATTTCGACGATGAAGATAGAGCTGTGCGCGATCGTCAGATCCGTCAGTGGCGTCGATTGAAACTGATGTGGGAGAACATCCAGCACACGTATTACAGCGAGGTTGCACATGATTGGCGTATTCCCGAATCTGCGCGTGCTGGTGAAGACTCTGATCAAGGATACTACGACAAGCCAGTTAATATTTACCGTGCGTATCTCGAATCGATCATCGCTGCACTATCTGTCGCTGTCCCCCCTATTACTTGTTATCCTGATGATGCTGACAATCCTCTCGATATAGCAACAGCTAAAGCAGGAGATAAGATCTCTGAACTGATCTTCAAGCACAACAACGCGCCGCTGCTCTGGATTCACGCTCTGTTCGTGTACTGCACTGAGGGGATGACAGCATCCTATGTGTATACGAAGGCTGATGAAGAGTACGGAACATACAAAGAAAAGAAATACGAGGACTTTCAGGAAGTTCATTCAATTGAAACCTGTCCATACTGCAATACTGAATTATCGAATGAACTAATCCATGAAGGTAACTCTGAAGAAATGATGCGTCCACCTGAAGTGGATCCATTTACGGGAGAACAGATTCCAGAGACGGACTACTGCGAAACGTGTGATGCTACAGTTCCAATCATTAAGTCTCAGAGTGTTAGCATCGATACACGGATGGTGGGCGAAACGAGTCACGCTAAGTCCCGTGTATTCATGGAAGTATTTGGCGGTCTGTTCGTCAAGGTTCCAGTGTGGGCGCGTAGTCAGAAGGAATGCAACTATCTCATCTACTCCTACGAAACTCATTACGCCAATGTCCTGGAGAAATATCCAGAGTTACGAGACAAGGTAGTCAAACAGGGCGAATCAACGTACGATCTATACGAACAGTGGGGTCGCACATCACCGCAGTACAGGGGCGAACATCCCATCAATAATGTCACTGTGCGTAATTGTTGGTTCAGACCCGCAGCCTATCATATCTTGAAGGAAGAG